GTCGTTTTCACCACTTGGGAAATCAGAAACTTCTTCCATAAGTTCTTCGCCAAATCTATTATCAGGTACCCAAACTCTTCCATCTTGAAAAATTGGAGATACAGAATTTAATCGTGCAATTTTATCTTGTCCTTTTCCTGGACTAAATGTATTTACGGGAATTCCTACCCTACGTAATTCTTGTACTAAAGGAATACCACTAGCTTTAGCTTCAATAATTACTGTATCAGGTACCCAATACTCATACAAACGTAATGCTTCCGCTTTTAATTCAGGAAAATCAAAACGTTCTTTTATACAATCTATTAAAATTAGGTGAGCTTCGTTGCCATGATATACTTCGTCGCCTATTTTTCCTTCAGGGTACCAAACACCCCATGTTGTTATAGCGGTAAAGTCGGCTCTTTCTGATTTTAAAAACGCTGTATCATAACTTTGTATAATATAATCACATTTCGGTGGTGTGTTTTCGTCCCAAATATTGAACCAGTCTTTAGGAATAATAGAAATACCTTCTCCTGTCGGTCTTTGCATGTACTGTGCCGCCCATTTAGACGGACTTACAGAAGCTTTTATACTTTCAAGTTCTTCTAACTTCCAAAATTCTTTCCATAAAGGCTTTCCACTAGGCAGTATCGCAGGAAATTCTATAATTTCCCACTGGTCAGAACCTTCGTCTTGTGCCATTTTTCTAGTTAATCTACCTGTTAGGTCTTTTTTATTCCAACGAGTCATAACTATGACAATTGCACCACCAGGCTGTAGCCTTTGACGTGGACCTGCCATAAACCATTCGTAAGCTTCGTCCATAGCTTTATCCGACATAGCGTCTTGTTCCGAATGCGGGTCATCAATAATAAACAAATCAGCACCCCTTCCTGCTAATGCACCCCCAATACCTGCGGCGTAATACTCACCACCTTTATTTGTAAGCCATTTACCAGCAGAACGGCTGTCCGCTTTTAGTTCTGTGTCTGGAAATAGTTCTTTGTATTCGTCTCCGTCAATTAAATCCCTAACTTTTCTACCAAAATTAACTGCAAGGTCAGCGGTGTGGGTTGCTTCTATTATTTTTAATTTAGGGTTTTTACCTAATAGGTAAGCAGGAAATAAATGTGATGCAAACTCAGACTTTGTATGTCTAGGCGGCATATTGATAATTAAACGTTTTAGTTTACCACTAGCTATGTCATCAAAAGCTTTCGCCATTTTTACGTGATGGTCGCCGTTAATGAACTCAGACCATATAGATTTTACAAAATCCATAAAGGTACTTGTGGCTTTTTCTTGAAACTCTCGTTTTTCTAATTCTTCTAGTAAAACAGTAAACTCTTTAGCCTCTGCTTTATTCAAATACGCAAGGTCTATGTTTTTTAAAGCTTTTAACTTATCAGCGTTAGATGTCATTTATTTCATTTGGTTTCTAGCAAGTTCTCTTATTAAGTCTTGTATCACATCGGGTGAAACGTTTTCAAACTCTGATAAATTATTTAAAGGGTCTAATGAAATATAGGTATCTCCCTCGCCCTTAAATCTTCTAGGTGGAAAACGCAAAGCATCGTAGCCTTCTTTTTGAAAGAAATCAGTTGTTTCTTTATTAATCGAAGACGGAGTTTTATACACACTATCTTTTATATTGCCTCTAATTCTATCTATATCGAAATCCATTTGATTTTCGCCGCCTACACGACTTGGTCTACTTCGATACATTTCTCGGTTAGTTAATAACTGGTCTATATCAGACGGCATATTATCAACATCTAAAACTTTGTTAAATTTAGGCTGTAAAATTTTAAGACTTTTTTTACTAAACTCGGGCAATCTGGGGTCTAGTGCATCAGCGGCTAAATATGTGGGTTTATTAGATAACGAAGCTATTCCTCTTTCACCACGAAACATAAACGGTGTTCCTGCTTCTTCGTTCCTGCGAATTTGTGTAGCTATTTCATCAACAGACATAGGCTTTCTGCCTGTTTTCTTTGTAGCGTCGGCTAATTCTTTTGTCGGTTGTTTTTTACCAAACTTTGTAGGGTCTTTTACAAAGCCTTCGTATTGTTCTTTTATTCTTAATTCTTCTGCTTCCGCTTTATTGATTTGGTCTAGTTCTTTCTTAAGAGAATTTTTAACACTTTCGTTACCTTTTAGTATTGGGTCTTCGTCAAAAGTTTTAAGCGTTTGTTGTATTTCTTTTCGCCTAGCTATTAAAAAAGGACTTAAAGCTAATTTTGCACCTCCTCCTCCGAGATAGTCTAAATACGATAAAGCTTCTCCAAATTTATCTCCTCTACGTTTAGCTAGTTCAGTGGATATTCCTGGAATAAACTCGGCTACTCCAGATACAAGGTTTTGAAGAGGGTCTTCGGTGTTTAAGGGCTGATTTATATAGTTATAAATCCTATCCATAAAAGATTGGTTAAATGGATTTATAGGTTCTATTGTGCCTGTAGGTTCAGCCATAAGCTAAGTATATGCGAACTGCGGGTTATTTGCAAAGCAAAAACTTAAAATAAAGTAAAGAAGAAAAGCTTATGAGTGGAGTTCTTGGTTCGCGGATGGTTTTTCTTTAGGCTTACGGTCTTTAAATATTCTATCGAAGTTAGCGTTGAACTTTTCGCGGTCCGTGGGTCTTTGTCTACTTCCCTTGCCGCCGTGCCATTGCCTATTGTTTTTCATCGTATTCTCTGTAATACTCAACGATAGATAAAATATCTTTTGTATATCTTTTTATTTCTGCCATGTTCATCGATAAATTTTCGTACTGAGGCGTAGTTAATGCATAATACGCAACCGCAGGAGCCTTACCTTCTTGTACTAACTTTAAATATTCTTCCATGATTTCTGGTGTGAGGACTTTCCATTCAACACCAACAGCTTGTATTTCCATGGGCAGCGGTGGGTGGTACATGGGTGCAGGTAACGCAATAGTATTCACTTCAACAGGTTTAGTTGGTAATAGCGAACAACTAGTTATAAAGAAGAATGAGCTTAGTAGAACTAAATGGAAGGGTTTATTCATTTGAGGGGGTTTCCTTCTGGACCGAAGTTAGGTCTACTAAGTCATCCATGACTTGTTTACTGCCTTTATTAACAATCTTTTCTATTAATCCTGGTTTGTTTAACGCAAGGTTATCTAAATCGTGCTTAGCAAATGTTTGTCTTAATTTATTGACTTCACGGAGAGCGTCTTGTTTTTGAGCTTCCAACTTTCCGAGGTCAGCGGACAGCTGTTCTTGTTTAGCTAAGTATTGTTTAATTGAATCATTTTGCTCGGTTATTTTACTTTCAAGGATTACTTGGTTGGCTTTAGACTGAGATAATTGGTCGAACAGGTACTTCGAACCTGCCAAAGAAGCTACCAATAGGACTCCGAGAACCATGCTTATTTTATATCCCATCACAAAAGTATAATCGTAAAAATTTTTTTCGCAAAATTTTTTTGACTAGGGACTTATTTGAAAACTACATGCAAAAGCGGATGCAAGTCCAGGGGCGGGCGGGTGGGACCCGCGAGTAAGCGTAAAAGGGGGGTATAGGGGTAGCGTATACGCGAACTAGGGACAAAGGGTAGATAGGGAAGGGCAAAGAAAAGCCCCGCAAGGGCGGGGCTTAGAAGCGAAGTAAACTAGGCTTACGAGATAGTTATAAAGCCTTTAGATACTAACATATTTTTATAGAACGACCAGATTTTAGTAGGCGTTTGTACGGTAGTTAAACCTACTTCGTCTAGCTTACTATTTAAACCCGCTTCGTCCGTACCTACTAACTGCTCTACGGTTAACGTATAGTTAGGGGCTTTAGTTAAAGCTTCTAGTATCTTCCCTGCTTGGGCTGGTACTTTACCTTTATTAGTTATTAAAGTAATAACGGCGTCCTTACTATAACTTCTTCCGCTAGGGGCTTTATAGTTAGTATCTATTAGGTTAGTTTTATTTACGTTTTTCATTTTTATAGTTTCCTATTAGGGTTTATATAGTTTAGTTATTAATTAGTACCCTTTTAACTAACTAATATACTAATCATATAGCAAACTACTTTACTTGTAAATACCCCTTTACTATTTATTTTAACTTTATTTTTGGCTCGTCTCTTGGTCTAAAAGCTACTTACCTTGTTCGTCTCTTCGTCTCTTCGTCTCTTCTTCTATTCATTGGGGGCTGGCGGGTGGGAGCAAGGGAAGGTGTAGAGTAGAGTAGAGTGAATGATAGAGTAGAGTAGAGCAAGAGACGATAGAGTTGAGCGAAAGAAAGGGCGACCGAAGTCGCCCAATCGTGATTAGCTGACAGTTATCAGACCATCAGAAAGCAATCTAGCTTTGTAGAACTGCCAAATCTTTCTAGGTGTCTGCACTGTTTGAAGTCCAACCTCATCCAGTTTACTATCTAACCCAGCCTCATCTTTACCGATAAGTTCCTGGACTGTCATCGTGTGGTCTTTAGCTTTCACTAAGCACTCGATAATTTTACCAGCCTGAGCAGGCAGTTTACCTGTAGGCGTTGCAACTAATGTAATAATTGCATCGTTGGAATAACTACGACCAGTTGGTGCTTTGTAGTTAGTATCTATAGTTTTTTCTGTTTTCATAATTTCTCCTTTCTTGAAAACTGGTAGGCTTAATTGCCTAACCATGCATTCATTATACTACTTTACTTTAAGAAAGCAACCATTACCCGAAACTAATTTACTTTTATTAAATGAGCCTAAAAGTCGTCTCTTCGTCTCTTCGTCTCTTATTCTATTGTTTTCGGGTAAGTGTTCGCGGTCCGCGAGTATTGGAATAGTAGAGTAGAGTAAAGTGTAGAGTAGAGCGATTGGACTCAATCAATCTTTAGCTGAAAACTCTCCGTCAATCACGTTAGACTCGCTTGCTCGCTTGTTGATTAGCTGTTCGAGTCGAGTGAGTATGTCGTCCTTAGACATCATGTCGATTTTCGCGGTTAGTATCTCGCGTCTATCAATGTAGAGTCCACCTGCCTTGCCTCGATGGACCTCTGCTGTGATGGCGGCGGATATCTGACCTTGTTCTTTTGCCTCCTCCCTTAGTTCGTGGAGCGTGGACAAATGATTCTCTAGAGAAACTGCGTCCTTCTCTGAGGCTGCGATTTCCAAGTCGATGAGGTAGTTTCGTACAACTGGGTTATGATTTAGTAAAACACTGCCCTGTGTCTTAGCACCCTTCCTGTCCTTCGTATACCCTGCTTTAATCGCTGCTTCTGTAGCTGTTTGACCCTTCAAATACTCTTTACAAAATAGTTTTTGTTTTGAGTTGAGTGGTTGCCATGTCTTACCCTTGTCATCGATGTATGCTTTACCATCTTCTGTTGGCATTAATGATGTATAAGTTAGTTGTTTCATCTTAGTTCCTCGACTTATCAAATGATATTACAATAATATTATATATTTATCATATTATATACTTTTTCTCATGCCCTCTAGGTATCTTACCACTCATTTGTAATATACTAATAGAAATCTATTACTTTTGCTATTACTAACAATCCTCTAACCAAGAGCCTTGTAGCTTGATTCTATTAGTATATTAGTGATATTAGTAGTTCTTACGATTTATTTTCAAAAACTTTTTTATTTTTCAGAATAACAATACACATAGAATAATAGACATAAAAAACCCCGCCGAAGCGAGGTCAAAGAACCCTTCATTTATAAGGAGCATTTATGGAGAAGAATTCTTTATTTGTTTTTCTTTATTGATTGCGTCATAAATA